GACAAAGGAGAAGTTTTTGTTTGCTCAACAGCAAACTCACGAGCCTTTAGAGGATTCTCAGCAAACAAATCAGGCAGCCTATCAGCTAGTTCTGTTTTGCCGTTAGCTCTTAACAAGTCCTGAGAAGAAGCTAAGATAGACGCTTTAGCTTCATTTGCTTGTTTCTGTTGTAGCATTTGCTGCTGCATAGATGCCGCCGCTCCGCGAAGCTCTGCAGCCTTTTCAGGATTGACGCTCTGTATTAGCTCAGCAGTTTTAATAAGCCCTTGTGGGGTTGTGTCCTGCATAGCAGAGCCTAGTTGCTCACGCAGCTTCTCAGACTGTGTACGTGTGTCAACACCAAACAACCCACCTGCAGCATAACGTAACTGTTGAGCCTGCTGTGGTGCGTTAAGAGCTGCAACGCCGCCGACAGTGTCTAACACGCTAAGCAAGTCAGACTGCTGTTGACGCATCTCAGCAGCAGGGTCTGGCAGGATGTCAGCAAACAATGAGTTTATGTTGATTGGGTCTGCCATGTTAAATTACTCCTTGAGCGCGTAGAAACTCTAACGAACCTTCAGCAGGCGCAGGCGCAGTTGATGCAGGGTTTCTAAACTGTTCTAAAAAACCTTGCAGCAGTCCAGTCTGAGTAACTTGTCCGTCAGCGCCTAATTGTCCTGCTAACAAGTTAGTAATTGCTTGTATGCGGCTCTGCTCTAAGTTAGTTGCAGCTGTCTCAGCACCAAGCTGACCTGTTAAACCTGACTGTAGCAATGACGCACCAAGTTGAGCACCCTGACGCTGTCCTAAGTTTGTAAGATTAGCAACGTCAAGAGCAGGCTGTAGTGTACGTAGTAGCTGTTCTTGTGGCAGATAAGACGCGCCAAGACTCTGCAGACCTAAGTCGCCAAACAAGCCTAGCCTAGCTCTAGTCTCTTGCAAGCCTGCTAGCGTCTGTGAAGCCTGCTGCTGCTGTTCAGCACGTGCCTGCTCCATTGCACTAACACCCAACCCTGCTTGCTGCTCTGCAATAGCCTTCTCTAGCGCTAGCTGCTCTGGTGTGCCGCCGTACTGGTTAGTGGTAACACCGAGCCTGCCTTGACCTAGTAGACGCTCTTCTAGCGCCATACGCTGACGCTCTTGCTCAGGAGACACAGCAGCCTGTAAACGCTGCATAATCTCAGCTTCACGCTGCTGTGGCGACATACCACCAGAAATCATGCCCAACACACTAGCCTGCTCTTGAGCACGCTGCTCTGGACTACCAAGCATACCAAACGCTTGTGTGCCAAAGCCCTGTAGCTGCTGCTGTAGAGCCTGCTGCTCAGGTGACAGTGTTGTCGTAAGACTGCCAGTAGGCGTTGTTGTAGCGCCGCCAATGCCTGACGTTACAGTGAAGGGCTTGAACTGCGTCTGTCCTGCAACGTCAGCAGCAGCCTGTTCAGCACGCTGCATTGCTTGCTCACCAAAGCCACGGACATTTTCAATGCCTTTTTCAGCGCCGTACAGAGCACCTGCACCTGCGGCAATCTTAGCTGCAGTGTCGCCTGTTAGAAAATCAAGTAAACCTGCCATTATGTATTCCTTCCTGTGCTTCTGCGTCCTCTGCTCAGATCAAGCAGACCTAGTAGTTCTGGTTTCAAGTAGTCCATTTTAAATTCTGTGTTGTATATCTCATCAGCTATTGGTGTAGCTATGCTGTTTAGTGCTAGCAATCCTGTAAAGCCGTCACGTCCGTCTCTGCCGTCACGTCCGTCTCTTCCGTCTGTTCCGTCTGTGCCATCACGTCCGTCTTTGCCGTCAGCACCGTCTTGTCCGTCAGCACCTACGACAGTAACTGTACCGCCGCCGTTAGTGACTGTGTCAGCTACATTGAGGTCTAAAGTGCCTCCACCGTTACGAGACACACCTGCGTATGTATCGTCACTTAACGTTCCAGTGACGCTAATACCTCCTCCCGTAGCTGTTCCGCTGTCATCCACGCCAGTAGGAGCGGCAGGCCCAACATCAACAGTGCCATCGACAGCAGTGTCAGTAGTATCAGTAATAACTGTTTCATCAGTTTCATCAGCTGCGCCAGTAATCTTCTTTAGTGTGGGTAGACCTGTTAGGACATCAATAACAAAGTTGCCAACAGGCTCGTTAGTCTCTACGTCTACAACCTGCTCAGCTGTGACGCCCTCAGTACCTAACACAGGACGTACAGAGTATTCGCCTCCATCCTTCAGCTCCACGTCAGCGTCGCCTGTGCGTGCTACAGACTCTCCTGTAGTAGTGCTTATGAAGCTGTCTGTACCCTTGTCGTAATTCCAAGTCTCTTGTACGTCTGTAACACCCCCTGAGACGCCCGTAGAGCCGTTCTGAGCGACGTTAGCGTCTGCAGTAGTACCAACAGTAGGGGTAGCTGATTCAAGAGCTTCTGAGGCTTCTTCTAAGTCACTAGCTGTAGTGTCAGCTGTTAAGTCTACAGTTTCTTCTGCTGCGTCTGCTAACGTCTCTGGCGTAAACATCTGATTGCTGCCTACAGTTAAGCCTATAAGCTCTGACGCCAAGTCGCCACGTGTGTTAAGAGTCTCTGCTATTTCCTCAGGAGTTACACCTGCTGCTTCAGCTTGCTGTATAGCATCTAGTATTAACTCACCTGCGCCTTCTCCTGCTCCTTGCAAAGTATTAGCAAGTCTAGACTCTCCTGCATATTTAAGTGCTTCTTCAGGAGTCATTTCTGTAGCTTTTAAGCCGCCACCACCAAACAAGTCCATAGCATCAAAGATACGATAAGCTAGTGCTGCTGCAGGGTTAAAAGCGCTTAACACAGCTAAACCTGCCGTCTCTGCAGGAGACTCTTGTCCGCTTAGCGCGCCAACAGCAGAACTCAAACCGCCTGTAAAGGTTGCTGTAGGGTCTGCAACAACTGCAGTGTCAGCGCCGCCAAGGTTAATAGCATAAGGGCTTTGATAAGGCACGTTAGCGGCTGCAGCAGGTGCTGTTGTGGTTAGTCCGCTGTATATGTCCTTAGCTGCGTTAGCTAGTGTATTAGCCTTTTGTACGTCTTGAAAAAGCCCTACAGCCTGTTCTGCTGTTGAAGGCTGAGCAGCAGGTGCATTCTGTGCATACACAGACGCAACAACGTCTCTAGGCACGCCAAAGGTGCTAGAGACTTCGTCTATTGTGGTCTGACCAGAGTTAATAAGTTGTGTAACAAAGTCTATCTCTGACTGGTCAAACCCACCTTCTGCAGAGACATTGCCGAATAAACCTGCCATAACGTATCCTTAGTCGCAAAGCTCAGCGAGTGTCTTCCAGTCCTCTGCAGTCCAGTCAGACGTGTCTACGCCTGCAGGAAGCTCTACAGTAATTCCGGCAACGTTACCTCCAAACACACCTGAAGTCGCTGACGTAGCACCTTTTACACAGGCCATAGCGTTGTCCTCCGCTGTAATCTCAAGGCTGTTGAGCTGTGAGCAGCTAGCTAGTGTCAGTGCTGTAATTGCTAGTAGTAGTGTTCTCATCGAAACCATCCTGTTATCCATTGATACGTCCTTACAGGGTAGTACAGCGCTGCTGATCTAACCCTACCCAAACCTAACGCACGCAAAGCCTCTCTAAAGACCTTGTCAGCTTGCTTCTGATCTGCTACAATCCCCAACTCTTGACCGTGTGTGCAAAGGTAGTCATGCACTACAGCGGCTTTCCTGTTTCTAGCATTCGCTACAGGGACTACAAACTGCATAATCTGTGGTACACTAGCTAAGTCTGTAAAGTAACCTTTAGGCACAACAATTGTCTTGCCAAGAAGGTCTGAATAGTATACCAGTTCTTGCTGCAGTTTCCAACCTTTTTCTACTGCTTCTGCAATAAAAGATGTTGAAAAGTGACTCATTTACTTCTTCCCCAGTACAGTCAGTGTAGGCTTCTCATCTTCGTCCGGCGTTGTGATAAAGAAGTACAGCTCTATCAACTCTTCTACGCCGTATTCACCTGCCGTTGCCTCAATTAACTTTAACATCAACTCTTGTTTGGCTTCGACAGGCAGCATCAGTATGTACCGCCGTCAACAGTGGACAGTGTTAGTGTGCCTGTGGCTGTAACGTTGTCAAACGTAGCCGTACCTGTGAACGTAGGTGATGCAGTGTTTGCCTTGCTATTCACCGCAACAGCAATAGCATCAAACTCAGCACCTACTTCAGTACCTTTAATAACTTTAGCAGGGTTGCCACTAACAAGGGCGTCTTTGGCTGCAAAGTTAGTTAGCTTAGTGTAGTTACTCATTAAACAATCCTTCCTAGTAATGCGTGAATATTTAGCTCTTGTATTGCTATAGAGTTACCTTCAACTGATGTTTCAACACCAACAGAAACTACAGTTCCTTGCCCACTAGCGTTAATCTTCTGACGGTTGATAAGAGATATAGACGACGAATACTCAGCCTCTGTGTTGAACTCTGAGATGTTATATTGGCCAACGTTAGTCTTAGGCAGCGTATATGCTTGTTTTCTGTAGTTGCCTCCGTAGTCGTAAGCCCAGCTAAGCGCTACTATAGCTTCTGCGCCATCAAACGTAGTCAAGTTGATCTTCTTCAAGAACTTCAGGTTAGACGTGCTGCCAAAGCTCAATGGATGGCTAAAGTAGCTAAGCAGATAGGCTGTGTTGTTATCTTCATAGCCTGTGTACTCTGCAATGCCGTCTAACACACCAATGTACAGCTTCTCTGTTGATGTCTCAGCAAAGCACAACGGATTCATGTGCGACCACGTTGTAGCTCTGTAGCTGCCATCCTGCAGAGGGAAGCGTGTGTCAAACGTGTACACAACACCCAACACTGGGAAGTTAAGCAACACAAACGCCTGTCGTGGCGAATAGTGCATCTTAATGTTGCCAGTCTCTGCAGCAAACAAAGACTTAACATCGTTGTTAACGTTCTTAGAGATGTCGCCAATGGGCGCTGACTTCTCTTGTATTGTCCTAGACAGGCTACGCACGCCTGAGTCGTCTAAGAAGATAATGTCTCTGCCTGTGCTGACTACAGCGTCTCTGTTGACACAACCTATGTTAGAGATAGTGTCTGACAGCGTCATTGTTGCAGGGCTATCAGCGCCTGAGTAAACAATGATAGAGTTGCGTCCAAAGATGATTAGGAAGCCGTTATGAGCCGCTAGAGCGACGATAGTGTCATACCCTGTAGGCCACACCTTAGTGATGTCTATAGAGCCTGAAGAGCCTCCTGACCAACCTGAGCCGTTAAGCAAGTCTGACCAGTAGATAGTAGACTTGTTGTTAGCTAAGTCAGCTACCCACAGACGACCAAACGCACCTATAGCGACGTGTCCCTGTGGAGGCGTGCCTGACGCAGAAGCGTGTGCAGACATTGCTGTAACGCTGCCTGTAGCGTCTGAGTACACTAGAGGCTCGTGTCCACGTTGGAACATATACATATTGTTGTTGAACGGTACAAACTTCCAGTTGTTGTCTGTAATAGTGTACGCTGCAGGCGTCACGTCAGTCATTGTGGTAGTGCCTGAGAAGATCAGGTTATTGCCTGCAGAGAAGAATGTAACGTCACCATCATCAGCAACGAACTCACCCATAGACTCAACACCGTCTGAAGAGCCTAACAAGTCGTTGCCGTTCAGTATTTCATAGCCCTTACGAGCCGCTATCCTGCCTTCTTTGTCAATGACGCAGTTATCCGCTACAGCAGCAAAGGTAGGCTCTTGTGACAGCGGGGCGTCTTGCGTGTTAATGCCTGCAAAGCCCGGAGCAGTAATAGTAATGCTTTGTAGTTGTTGAGCCATTTAAGTTCCTTAGACAGCGACGTATGTTGTGTCTTCGTCGTACTTGTTAGCATCAAAGGCTACAGCGTCAGACAACACTGCATCAGCCACTGCAAACTGCTCTGCTGCTGACTGACCACCTGTCTCGCCTCTCTCACGCAACGCCATAGCCAACGCAAGCTGTACAACAGCGTTGTGAGGCACTTTAAGCCGTGTAGCGTCTTCAGTAAGGTCAGGCTGTCTAACAAAGGCGTCAAAGAACAACGTATAGACATTGTCAGGCTGTGGATACACTTGCACTGTAATGTCGCCGTTGCTGTCAACGCCGTTGAACGCAAACTCTGTAGGCACGCCAGTCGCAGGAGTACCTATCTTGTAGTAGCGATTCATGTATGTTCTGTTCTTAGCTGTGAGGCGTCCCTTCTGTGTTGTGTTTAACGCCTCTCTTACTTCAACGTCCTGCCCAGAGCCTGTTAGTGAGTACACTGACGTACCGTTAACAGTGTCAAACTCAACACCAGTACGCAGCGCTGACCAACTGTGTGCGTCTTCTACGATCTGCTTAGCGTCGTTGACAAAGTCGCCAATCAAGGCTGAGTAGCTCGTCTCTGCTACAGTTTCTACTTGATTCTCACGCAGACGACGTAGCACGCTGTTGACTAATTCTAAATAAGTCATCCTAGTTTCCTATGTATGTAAAGACAGCGCTTATACCTGCAACAATAACTACCCAGATCAGACGCTCCATCGTTCTAGCGCTAGCCATGTTTTCAGCTAAAGCGTCCATCTTATTCTCTATAGCATCCACTTTAGACTCTATATGGGACTGCCGATTAAACACAGTGACAAGCCTTTCTTCAACACGCGCCAATGACACGATAGCTTCTTGGAGTGTATCGATCTTCTTTTCAACTCTGCTTAATCGGTCTTCCATTATCTACTCCGTCTAGTCTTCTACAATCTCAACAGCCTCTAAAGACTCAGTAAGCATCTTCAAGAAAGAATCCTTACCCACTTGTAACTGCTGAAGCTGGAAGTTCATGTTGTCAATCTTCCTGTCCAGATCAAGACAGTGATTGGTTAAAATCACCTGCTCGTCAGT